ATGAGCGAAAAGAGAGTTTATACCTTTGGTAATGGTAAGGCTGAAGGTAAAGCTGACATGAGAAATCTCCTTGGAGGCAAGGGTGCTAACTTGGCAGAGATGAATCTTATTGGTGTTCCGGTTCCTCCAGGCTTTACAATTACCACAGATGTATGTACAGAGTATTATGAGAAAGGTAAAGAGACTGTAGTAGGTTTGCTAAAGGCAGAAGTAGAGAACAGCGTTAAACATGTTGAAAGTTTAATGAACTCAACCTTTGGAGACCCATCTAATCCTCTGTTAGTGAGTGTACGTTCAGGTGCACGTGCTTCTATGCCTGGTATGATGGATACCATTCTTAACCTTGGTCTTAATGATGCTGTGGTTGATGGATTGGTTAAGAAGACAGGTAATGCACGTTTTGCTTATGACAGTTATCGCCGTTTTGTACAGATGTACGGCGACGTTGTATTGGGTATGAAGCCTGTAAATAAGGAAGATATCGACCCATTCGAGGCTATTATTCAGAAGGTTAAGGCTGAGCGTGGCATTAAGCTTGATAACGAGATGACCGTTGATGACTTGAAGCAACTTGTTGTACTCTTCAAGAATGCTATCAAGGAACAGACCGGTAAGGAATTCCCAAATGATCCTATGGAGCAGTTGTGGGGTGCTATATGCGCTGTGTTCGACTCATGGATGAACGAGCGTGCTATCCTTTATCGTAAGATGGAAGGTATTCCACAGGAGTGGGGTACAGCCGTAACCGTACAGGCTATGGTATTTGGTAATATGGGTGATAGCTCTGCTACAGGTGTTTGTTTCTCTCGTGATGCTGGTACTGGTGAGAATCTCTTCAATGGTGAGTATCTTATCAACGCACAGGGTGAGGATGTTGTTGCAGGTATCCGTACTCCACAGCAGATTACTAAGGAAGGTTCACTCCGTTGGGCAGCTCAGCAGAATATCGATGAAGAGACTCGTGCTGCAAAGTATCCTTCTATGGAAGAGGCTATGCCTGAACTTTATGCACAGCTGTTTGCCCTCCAGGATAAGTTGGAGAAGCACTACCATGATATGCAGGATATGGAGTTCACTGTACAAGAAGGTAAGCTCTGGTTCCTCCAGACTCGTAACGGTAAGCGTACAGGTACTGCAATGGTTAAGATTGCTATGGACCTTCTTCACGAGGGAGAGATTGACGAGAAGACAGCACTCGTGCGTTGTGAACCAAATAAACTCGACGAGCTTCTTCACCCTGTATTCGATAAGGAGGCATTAGCACAGTCTCATGTTTTGACACGTGGTTTGCCTGCTTCTCCTGGTGCTGCAAGTGGACAGGTGGTGTTCTTTGCTGATGATGCTACAAAATGGCATGAGGATGGCCATCAAGTTATCATGGTTCGTATCGAGACATCTCCAGAGGATCTCGCTGGTATGTCTGCTGCTGAGGGTATTTTGACTGCTCGTGGTGGTATGACATCACACGCTGCCGTTGTTGCACGTGGTATGGGTAAGTGCTGTGTCAGTGGTGCTGGTGCTATCATGGTTGATTATAAGGCACGTACCTTGGAAATTGATGGAACTATAATACGTGAGGGAGATTATATCTCTTTGAATGGTTCAACAGGTGAAGTTTATCTTGGTGAGGTGAAGACTCGCCCTGCTGAGGTTACAGGTGACTTCGCAGAGTTGATGGACCTTTGTAAGAAGTATAGTAAGCTGGTTGTTCGTACCAACGCAGATACCCCACATGATGCAGAAGTAGCAAGTAATTTCGGTGCTGTTGGTATTGGCCTCTGCCGTACAGAGCACATGTTCTTCGAGAACGAGAAGATTAAGGCTATGCGTGAGATGATTCTCGCTAACAGTACGGAAGAGCGTGAAAAGGCACTTGAAAAGCTTCTGCCTTATCAGAAGCAAGATTTCTATGGCATCTTGAAGTGTATGGATGGTAAGCCTGTAAACATCCGCTTGCTCGATCCTCCTTTGCATGAGTTCGTTCCACACGACCTTAAGGGACAGGAAGTAATGGCTGAAGAGATGGGCGTAAGTGTTCAGTTTATTCAGAGTCGTGTAAGTGCACTTTCTGAGAGCAACCCAATGTTAGGTCTTCGTGGTTGTCGTTTGGGTAACACATTCCCAGAGATTACTGCAATGCAGACCAAGGCTATCCTCGGTGCGGCTGTTCAGTTGAAGAAGGAAGGATTTGATCCTAAGCCAGAAATTATGGTACCATTGGTTGGTATTGTTAATGAGCTTGACATTCAAGAGAGTATCATTCGTAAAACTGCAAACAAACTCTTCAAAAAAGAAGGTGTTGAGGTTGAATTCAAGGTGGGTACGATGATTGAAATCCCTCGTGCTGCTTTGACAGCTGATGTTATTGCACAGAAGGCTGAATACTTCAGCTTCGGTACAAATGACTTGACTCAGATGACCTTCGGTTATAGCCGTGACGACATCGCAAGCTTCTTGCCAAGCTACTTGGAGAAGAAGATTCTTGATGTTGACCCATTCCAGGTTCTCGACCAGAAGGGTGTTGGCCAGTTAATCCAAATGGGTGTTGAGAAGGGTCGCAAGACTCGCAAGAACCTCAAATGTGGTATCTGTGGTGAGCATGGTGGTGAGCCAAGCTCTGTTAAGTTCTGCCATCGTGTAGGTCTTAATTACGTTAGCTGTTCTCCATTCCGCGTGCCTATCGCAAGACTTGCAGCGGCACAGGCAGCAGTGGAAGAAATGAAGTAATTTCTTAGAGATATGTTTTTTAGGCGGTATACCATGTTTTTACGTAGGTATACCGCCTATTTTTTATGTTTTATAAATGAATATCTAAAAGAGGATGGCCTTTACCTTTTCTCTCACTTCTAATTTACTAAGTTCTTTACAACAATCTTACTTTATACCAATATGCAATTTATTAAATCAGCGTTTATAGCACTTGCTTTGTTCTCTACGATAGGAGGAACGACTGCTTCTACAAAGAGAAATACGAATATTCAGTCTGGAACGGTTTACATTTGTACGGGTCCAAAGGCAAGAAAGTATCATTCAAGTCAAAATTGCCGTGGTCTTAATAGATGCTCAGGCAGTATAAAAGGCCTTTCTGTGAGTGCGGCAAAGTCAAAAGGTTTTAGTCCATGCAGGATTTGTTATAGATAGTTTGTTTATAAACTATGTTTTAAAACATAGCAAGAAGTATGTAATATGCAGTCTTGAACCTTTATAGTTAAGTGTAAAGCAACGCTTTTTATATTCGTTCTCTACTATTTACGGCTTCTTTTTACTATGAGTATAAGGCTCTTAGTGCTATACACTACGGTTTAATTTATGATAGAATTACTTTTACGTGAGAAGAGACATTAATCTTGCTAACGTAAGAGTTGGGTACGTCTAATAATCCTGTTTATATGTTGTTCTTTGAGAAATGAAAAGTTGTTTGCTCTCTTAAAAATGTAACGATATAACTATAGTATTTTTAATTTCATTTTGCTGTCACTTTTAACACTTCGTGCAAACGTGCTACAAATCAGCAGGTTATAAGCTATTCTCTTGTGACATGAGTGACAGGAACTTTCATTTTGAGGATTTCTTTCATTGTAGAAAAATAGGGATATTATAATGAATGTGAGAAATAGCGTTTCTGAGGCGGACTCGTTTTTGACAGTAAGGATCTTATCCCAAGTTTAACCGGCAAAATATTTTTCATAAATTTTCGGGATATTTTGTGTAGTATTACTTAATCCGGCAAAACGAAAAGTAGGTGCGTTGTAAAACGAAAAGTGATATTTTGATGCAAAACGAAAAGTAACAATTCTCAACACGCACACAATAGTAAAAAGGTGGCAAATTCTTGCAAGACTTGGATAATTCTGCAAGATTTTGCCACCTTTTAGATTATACGTTGAGTTCAAACTTTATATCTTCATTACCATTAACAGATACCTAATTTCCCCTTTCTTGTTACACTGCTGTTTTCCAGAATGAATAATCCGGTCTAAAATCTTGTAGTATTTATTCATCGTTTTATCAGTATTTGAATAGTATTTAACCAGCATTCTTATACAGCATCATATCTGTATAGGTTGAGTTATAATTCATGCGAGCATTGAATTCCACCTTAGTACACTTCTCAAATGGATTACCGATATGCTTATTTCGACCTATCCAGTCACAGAGTTCAAGTATAGACGACTTATTGCTTGTGAAGTAAACAAATGAATGTCCAGCAAGAACCGACAGTACATCGAGGTAATCTGCAAGTTTCCAATACATCTTATAAGTACCAACTTCGGTACTGAGGTAAGGAGGGTCAACCAAAAATACAACATTTGGAGTATCCTTATACTGATTAAAGACTTGTTTATAGTCTGCTGAAACAATTGTTAAACCATCCAAATAGCCTTCACAAAGCGGATAATCAGTAGAGCGAATATTGTTATACAACGTCTCCTTGTTCATGTCGTCAATATTCAGACAATACTTCATCGAAAATAAGAGAGAAGACGATATCGTGATGAAGTCCAAATAACCATAACGATCTTGATGTTTAATTAAGCACTCAAAAATTCGTTTACGTGCTTCTCCAACGATAGGCTTATGCTTAGGCAGCTCACGAACTATCTTTCTAAGTTCTGAGAGTAATTCATTAGTCTGTGACACGTGTTCCAGACGTAGCCTATATCCATCAAAATCATTATACACGACTTTAGAATGTGGTTTCTCGGACTTTGCAATATGCGACAACAAGCCACTGCCTCCGAATAAATCAACAAATGTTGTTCCGTCTGGGAACTGTTCTAACACCTTCTTAAATTCTTTTGCAAACATCCGCTTTTGTCCAACGAATGGAAGCGGAGCTGAATAATATTTTTTCTTCATAATGATGCAAAGGTCGTGAGTTTTTCTTTCACAAGCATAAACGTATATACTGATTACACTGCAAACAAATTGCAGTCAGTTTGGAATCGCTTGATAAGTCCATATACTTTACGTTCACTAATAGCGTATTTCTCTGCAAGAACTGCCACTATGTAAGACACTTTTTCATGATTTTCCAACATGTGTCTATATTCTGTATATAAATTTATATATTTTGCGTCATCCAATCTAACTCCAGCAATATGGAGGTTTCTTAATAGTTCCCTGTTAATTTTTACAATCTCAATTATCTTCATATCTAATAAATTTCGTAAATTTGCAAAGCCAATCACTTTTATTTTACAATAAAACGCCACAAGAGCGAGCGAGGATATTTGCCCCCGATCGCGCTCTTGTGGCGTACATTGTTAAAAGTGATTGGCGTTGCTTATTAACAGGCTGGGGGCTTTTTACCCCCTATTTCAGCACAATAAAAGTTGATTATAACATAATATTTTCTTTTCTGACAGAACTGACTTGACTCACCAACAGAGGCGTTAAAATTAAACCCAGCTCTGCCATATTCACTTTCTTATATATAAAATTCATTAAGCATATGTGTATTAGGCATCTTGCACTGATATATCATGAATCAATATAGGCTGATTACCCTCTGTGGCTCTCTGAATTGTCAACGTGTGATTCCCCTTTTGCAAGTCAAATTCACAATAGACCTCTGTCCAGCCCGACCACACCAATTTCTTCTGAATCGCCCCATCAACTATTACATAGATGTACGCATAGTCGTATCCATTAGGCTCAAGCCCAATATGTCCCGAGGTAACATAGTCTTCATATTCCGCTCCAGAATACCTTGTGGTGGCGAATTTGAAAAAATTCTGTGCCGCTATCCTTATAGCTATCCTGTTAGATTTGCTTGCAAAATTCTTTTTTATTGCACTTGTCATAGAAGATAGTGCGACAAGTTTTCCTGAACTATTACAATTACTCTTCAAGAAAAGGTTCACAGGAGGGGTTATGATTGCCGCCCCTCCGCTTAGTATTACATCTTCAACAGAAGTATCTTGAAGACATTCATCTCCGTGTAATCTTTGATGATAATTAAAGACTCCTTCCGATTTCTGCCTTCCTGTGTATTGACATCTTGGATTGCTGACCTTGTAACTTTCATCAGCATACAATAACAGTGTTATCTTGCCGTCGCAAAGAAGCCCCTTTGCGTTGTCTATCTTTATGTTAACTATTCCGTCAACATAACTACTCTCTATCTCTACATACTTGTGATAGATATTGGAATGAGCTTCATCATTGTACTTCAAGGTATAAGCGTTAATTTTCTTATCGCTTTCAAAAGTAATATTACAACTATACACAGCATCAGCATTAACAACGAACTGGATAAGGGAGTATCCGACGCAATCTATTGTCCCTCCAGACAACAGTTTGCCCGACTCTGATCTTTCACTCGCACTTTCGGAATAGGTCACAGAAGTATCATACCTGCCGTCTCGCTGGTCTAAGTTATCAGCTGAGTTAAATGTCATAGCACGTCCAAGTAATGCAATGTTTGCCTGCTGACCTGCTTGACAAGACTTCCATAGTAAAGCACGCTGCTCATTCGTGGAAAAAGCTAAATCGTCTATTTTTGAGACATTAATGTTAGGGCGAACACGGAACATCTTGATACTTCTACGCACAGGCAATGCTTCGATAAACTCTTGCATAGCTGCGTAACACGAACTTAATCTCCATCCTGCGTGACTTGATAGTTTTAACCCAGCATACCCAGTAGATAATCTTGAAGACATAGCAGCTATTGGCTCGGCAGTAGGAATATTGTATAAGTTTCCAAAATTCTTATTGAGGTCGGTATGTCTATTCGCCCCCCATTCTTCTTCACCCAGTATAAGGGTCACATTTTTTGCACTTGAAAAAGATAATGCTTTTTCGAGTTCCTTAAATCCTTCCATACCTGTCGAACTACCATTAGCACTATTCATCAGTAGTAGATACTTATAGTTAATAACAGATAACGAACTGTTTGACATGTTCATCAGCTCACCCTTGAATAGTGCATTGATATTAATGGTGCGACTCTGAGCTGGTCTGCCGTCGTTGACAATAAGAATATCAACCAAGTCGTTCATTTTCGACAACCATCCAAACCCTATAGGAGATGCGATGCTCGCAGTTAGTGAAGAACCTTCTACTAAAAGCGCATCAACATTATTTATGTTCACTTCGTCACAGTAAACATCTGCTGGTCTGATATTGTTTTCTACGTACTCATTCAGCGTATATGTTCTGTATGAAGAAACGATGGCGCTTCCTTTTTTCCACCCAAAGCAAAAGCGAGCAAACTTTGCATTTGCAGGTATTTTGATTTCTTCTGCATTCAATGAACGCGTTACGTTTCCAACAAATGATTTTTCCTCATCGTAGAATGCAACAATAGAAGCACCTACGCCAGAGGACGTGACGACAATTTTTGTAACATTACTCAAATCAAGGTATGCTGGAGTATAATCCCAAATTCTGTTTGGCGCATAACTACCAGTATCTTCTTTTAATAGACCCTCTTCTGATGACTTTAACCTGAAATCATAATCAGGCAATGCTTCTTTAATTATAAAATCCTCTTTAACCTTGCTGATAGCGCTCATGATGGCTTGAACAACATCTCTGATAGGTGTAATTTCTTTTCTGTATATTTTTGCAACAGCAGAAGAGTTTATAGTGGTACAGAACCTTATATACTTTGCCCCTTGTGGAATTGATACTTCAGCATTATATTTTTTATCCCCCGCAGGGATGCCTGACAAAAACTCCTTGCTCTTACCATAGAAACAGACGAAGTTTACGTTAGCATCACCGCCAGCAAAAGATACATTAATTCTTAATGTTTCCCCTAATTCGATAAAGTTTTTCGTAGCCTTCCATGCGGCACGTGGTGCAATACGCCCATCTGGGAAAAGTGCATACCCTACCTCCATAACATCAATGTATGATGTCGCTTTCGCATCTTTTCCCAAAAAAAGAGTGCTGTAAACCTCCTGCAAGTTCTTTCCGTCATCCGTGACTGCCTTGACGTTCGCCAACGCTTTTGTCACCGCTGCTTGCGACATAACAGAGGTTGTACTATCACCGGCTTCCTGCGCAATAGAAAGAGTCGTTCCACCACTGATCTTTCCCATCAGCAGCCACCCTGGCTTCTGATAAGCATAAATATTTCCATTCTCAGAACTATCAGCGTGTGCATCGTCATAGATGCTCACTAACTGACCATAGCGGAGAGTCTTGCCATTAGTTTCGACTGGGTCTGTATCAGCTTCCATAGCTGACTTAGACTGATAAACCTTTTTAATACCAAATCCATCAGCAGACTGCTCCAATGAGGCTATGTATGCTAATGTATCCTCGTGTAGCTTACCCACCTCTTCAGGTGTGATACTATCTACTTGACTTTTCTCTTTAAGTTCCTTTGCTCGCTTGAGCAAACTGTATATTGTATCCATTATTACTTTTTATTTTGGAATGATGAAATATGTATTAATTGGACAGTTAGCAGGAGATGGAAGACTGGATGCCCCCAAGCTTCCTATGAGTTTTCCTTTCCCCGATAGCACTTGGATGTGAACAACCTGCTCCTGACCATTGTATGAGCTTACTCCTACAACAATAGCACCAGAGACAATAGGTGGTACTGGCACTCGTGTCGTAGGGTATTCGAAGATTACTCCAGGACCATCAGTCCATTCTGACTTTTCACTTTGTACATCAACCTTTATAATAGTATAGTCAGATCTCACTTTAGATTGTATTTGTCCTGAATAACCATTCCTCAGTACCCACGGCATATCCTTATATTCTGTTTCAGACAACTTAACAACTATTGATGGAGCTATAAGGTCAAAGAGCGTTTTCAATTCACTGACATTAAAGACACCTTCTGTCTTTTCATATGTCAAGAAAGCCTCTGCAGTTTCTCTACAGGCACGTTCCTGGCCATCCTCAAATGTGCGTACATCAGAAGTAGATTTTCTAACACCAACATATAATGGATCATTCCAACTATTAGCAACCAGTGTAGTTTCCTTTATCTCATAAATGATTCCATCAAGCACCAACCAGTTCTTCTTAGTTTGAAAAGTAGTAGTCTTATCCCCTTCATTAAGTTTCTTCAACTCTCCTTGGAAGCGTTCAAGCAGAAAGGCTGATGTGTTAGCACCAAGAGCCTGAAGAAGTGCAGACATCTGATTGATTGGATTCTCCTGCAATGTTTTGAGATCATCGATGTAGAGGGGCTGCCCACCCTCACTAAAGAGCATCTTATTCATATTCGTATATTTCTATGCGGAAAGAGCGTCCCGCAGGTTTATAATGATTCAATAGGTTTAATATAGTTGTCAAATTATGCCCTCCATACTTGTCTTCTGCAGCATTTATTGATGTACATAGGAATGACGGTACATAGACAATGAAAGAAGGCTGCTTAGGGACATCGTCATACGCTCTGACATACAGCGGAGGATTACCACTCACATAAACAGGGGTCAGACCTTCACTCTTGAAATGTAAAACAGTCTGTACTCTCTGATCAGCAGAGACGATGTAAATTTGATGCTCTGAAAGAAAGAAGGCATCATTTAGGATCTTCTCTATATACTGAACACCTGCCGTTATGTTGAGACGATTCAAGACGTGAGAACGGTAACTATAAAATCGGTTATACAAATCCCTTATTCCACGCAGCATCGCTTTGAGTAGTGCTACGAGCACTTTGCTTCTCAATATTGGAGGCAACAGCTGAAAGCCAAGTTTGATGATATCTAACTTATACCACATAGTTCAATGTATTTCTTAGGTTCACAGTAACAAAACTTCCACCAACAGCGGTGTAATTATTACCGCTGATTTCTTTATATATAGTCCCATCCGTGCTGTACTTACAGATATGCAGTTCCACGTCCAGCACACCTTCTACATTTTGTATAGCATCAACCAATTTCGTCTTGTTGAAAGTACCGCCATAGATAATCTTTCTGACATAGGCGTTCACAGCATCCTCTACAGCATAACTACCATCTGCTATTCTTACACCTGTTCTATCAATCACCAGTGGGTCGACGTGTATAGTTGCATTGATACTTATTCTATCTGCAGGCAACGAGCGAACAGAGAGCACAACACCTGCTATTTTAACACGATTCAAATACTGTTTGAACGCTGTTAAAACATCTTCTGAAAGAATAGCCGGCTGTCCTCCTGCTTCAGCAGAAGCAAGAATCTCTACGGACGTTCCTCTATCGCGTACAGCAACATATTTAACAAGTCGCTTCTTCTCGTTTTCCTGTTCGTAGACATATTGTTGCGTCGCCTCATTAAAGATTAAAGCATCACCATACTGGAACTCTTTTGCAATCTTATAGTACCAAGGTACACTTGCTACTACAGCACGACTGATTTTATCGTCTACATCCGCCTTGAACTGGTCGAATATAACCTCCAGTACGTGACTGCAGGCAGCAACTATATAAAACAGGATGTTCTCAATACTGACCGCTGAGAAACTATCATCAAAAGTGTCATTCTCTGATAGTCCGTATTGTTCTCTTACTGTAGCATCTGCCATAAAGGCATTTGTCATTGTTTGTTTTATCTCTGCTATACTACGAGCCATATTTATCTACTTTAATTGAACTGTGGTGCAAATTCACCACCGAACACCCTTAGCTTGACATCCGTCATACCTTTCTCTGTTGCTGGAGACACATCGTTAGCCTTGCAATACTGTTGTATTAATCGGTTGAAACTTACGTCAGGAAGTTGCAATCTGCTTCCAGCCTCTAACGTATCAGTCATACCAATAGCATTAGCAGCAGCCAAAGCAGGCAATGCTTCCAGCGAGCCATACTCCTGTATGGCTATATCAGCCAAGGTCTGACCATCTTTTACTTCAACTTCCATCTTATTACGAAATAAAGAGCTAACATCACAAGGACACCGAATGCGATAAAGCCTGTTTCCATTGCACGCTTTTCAATCCATTTCAAATTCTTTTCCTTGTAAACTATCTTTGGGTTCTCTTTATATTGTTTATGATCCTTATCGTGTATCGTTATGCGGATGGTGTCATGCACTGGTGTCAGACCTTCTACCTTAGCTCCTGGCAGACTTTCTAATATGTGTGTGAGGATACCGTTATGTATTCTTGCCGTTGAGCGATATAAGGCATTCTGCAAGACAGAAACAGAGTCTTTCGTTGCTCGCTCTTGATGATACTCAGGTAATGCAAGTGACACTGGCGCAAGACGTTCCGTAACCCTTATAGTATCGTGGCTAACGACGTGCAGGGTATCGGTGCTTACACTCTCTACAGGTACATAGACCTTATGAGAGCAAGCTGAGAAAAGTAAGGCAGTAAGAATAACTGCTAATAATACTTTTAATGTTTTCATATCGTTGTTGTTAGATGTTTGCGTATTCAGCCTTTGCATCAAAACAAGGACAGGCCTTAATATATTCGTTAGAGGTAATTCTACCATCGTGGTTCAAGTCAGGAGAAAAATCACGATGTCCCTGAATAACTGCCGTAGGGTACTTATTATGCAATAGTTTCAACAGCGAGCGCAGACTTTGCTTCTGTTCCTCTGTGCGATTGTCAATAGGTTTACCATTAATATCAATACCGCCAATATAAGCGACATTGATAGAAACTGAATTGAACCCCTTTACGCCATTACTCACCTTCTCCTCTTCGAGTAACTGGGTAATCTTGCCGTCTGGCGACACCACATAGTGATAGCCTGGATTAGTCCATCCTTTCCGAATGAACTCTTGTCGTAGGCTCTCAATAGTCTGTGACTGATGGCTTGCAGTGCAGTGTATTGCAATATATTTAATCGTTCTCATTCTTCCTCCTTTCCGTTCTTAGAGTTGACAACTCGGTCGATGTAATTTCTCACGTCGCCCCATTTACTCTGGATGTAGATACCCACACCGAAGATAGAACCAGCATAAACCAATGTCTGTGACACATACCACAGCACGCTGTCCTTAACATCACCTCCGTTGAAGAAGAAGCTCAGAAAAGCCATTGCCACACCACTTGCAAGCAGAAATATGGCTGAGCCGTATTGTATCCATTCCTTCGTGTTTCTTTGCATATTGCTTAAGTTTAATATTGTGCATCTATTTCGATGCTTTTAGTTGTTATTTTTATATTAGTCACAGTTTGTCTGTCCATCTCCAGCTGCTCTCTGATGAGCGTCCTCCAATAAATAGGATCATTGTCAAGCAACATATCACTGATACCACAGCCAGTCATCGGTCGTTCTTTTAACTCTCCCTTATGTAAGTGAAGAATCAAAGCCTGATTCTGATGCAGCGTGTCACCGATAACCAGACCAGAGATAATCTTTCCGTCTGGTCCTCGATGCGGTTGTATAACCGCTTCATAGTCTATCAATGTAATACCTTTCATATCAATGTTTGATAGTTACGTCTTCATAATCAGTCTTCTTAAACTCCTGTGCCTTAGTCAGAGGTGGACCAGTTGGTCCATGAGTACCCTGGTGTGTATGGCTATTGACAGCTTTAACCAGTTCATTAAGTCTCTTGGTTAAATCCTCAATATTAACCAATCCCCCAAGCTTACCTCCATTTATCGTTATAGATTCAACATGATCCACAGCTAAGACGACAAGGCTTGAATAGTCTCCTGACAGACTTCCAATGATGACTGCAGTACCGACTTTAGGAACTATCAGCATCTCACCATTATCATCTGTTTCAGATGCACGAAGGCGAACATCTGGTACGAGAAGGCTTCCTATTTCCACGTCATATTTGAGACGTAAAGGTTGAAAAAATAAACGAGTAGACAAGTTGCTTGACTATCAACTGGTCTACTCGTCAACCTATCTACTCGTTTATTATTCTACATTTTTATCCTTCCCCTGAAGGAACAGGTCCTACGGGTTCAGGTCCCACATGTTCGCCTCCACCGCCTTTCTGCTTTTTCTTCTTCTTGGCGACGGTGTAGAGTGCAAACTCACGTAAGTTAGCATCGCCAGTGAGTTTTAGCGTACGGAGCACTCCGGTTGCTCTGCTGCGTAGTTTTACGCACTTGATGTTTTTCGCAGGCAGGAAGTCTTCCACAGAAGCAGCACCCAGTGTGCGCAATCCAGCCGAGAAGATAGCGAGGTCGTCAATCTTGACGTTCTTTCCGTCGATAATGATTTCCTTGATGCAAGCCACCATATCGCGCAATACACCATAGATGCAACCCTTTGAGAAGGGCACATTGTGCGTAGCCATGTAGTCGGCAAGCTGGCGGAGGTCGATAGTCTCTTCACTTACGGCACGTGCATAAAACTTCTTATAGCCCGCACTCTTCTTGTTCTTGTTCTCGTAAATCTTGTAACGAATCATAGTTGTTGTTCCTTTCTTTACTTGTTAGTTAAACATTTTGCTTTCTCTGTGTGTAATCACGTTGCAAAGATAGGAAGGGTGCGAGAGTGGGTAGAGGTTTTCAGCGGTTAGCAGGGGTTAGCAGGGCTTATTAAGTATTAGATGTGGACTTTGCGGACGGTTGTCATGCAAAGAGTGGAAAAACGACAGTGGCTTGCACTTTGAGAGTACAAGCCACTGGAAATTACATGATAGCGACTTTTATTTAAGTTTATCTATTATGCACTGCGCCATTTCGTGCATTTGTGTAGCAAAGAGAACAGGAATGCCATTAGCATCCTCAGCGTAATGTTCTTTGCTGTTTTTTATACCATTGTTCATATACCCGAAAGCCCTAATGCCATTTAGTCCTCCTTTTACAACGTCGTTGCAACGTTGTTTTAGTATTTTGCTTCGTTGATTGGGAGATAATGATGTTATACAATTCAAATCATTATTAGGGTCATTTTTATAACAATAGTATAGCCATATCTCAAAGCAGGGGTTACTTATTATCCATCTGCCAGTATCATCATTTGACTTAGAAGAAAGAATTACCTGCAACTTTGCGTAAAAGTTATCGACATCAGACAACAAGAAAACCTCATCTATTTTTTCTAAATAATAAGTCTGGTCATCAATTATAAATTTCCCATCCTTTCTAATCTTCTGCCATTCTTTCTGCATTTGATCAGGATGTAATCCTTGCCCTTTTTTTGATAGAAATAGTGCTTTTAAGGCAGTGGATTCCTTGCTATTTATAAGTTCTTTCAGGAAATCCCGTTCCCTTTTTTCTCCACCTGAGATAATAAAAAAAAGTGATGGCTCACGAAAACTATCCCCTTTTTGGTAGTTTGGGGAGGCATTGAAAGCTGTGATGACATTGTTTGCTTCACTATGCCCTACGTCTGTCTGCCTATCCTCTGCATCAGTCTGATCTTCATTTTCTCGATAACAAATAGACGTTTTTGGCTCCTGTTCGGAGTCATCTTTTTTATATGAAAACTTTGAAAAGTCCATAAGTCATTACATCTTTAGGTCTCCAATAAAGGGAATGGCACCATAACGTCCTTCCATATACCCATTTGCAATATTGATGGTATTATGAATCTTAAAATCGTTTAATGAGTACATGTGGGTGCTACCATCCTTTTTCTCAACCATCCAAACCTCATCTGTACGGATAAATTTTTGATCCAATAAACAGGTCTCATGCGTTGTGAATATTAGCTGGCCAGTTGTCTTCTGTTTAGAAAAGATTTTTACTAATTCTCTTATAAGATGTGGATGGATACTATGTTCAATTTCATCAATTAGGACAGTTTTACCATCCCTTATCGCATCATAAAAAGCAGGAGCAAGGTTAAGTAGGCGAACTGTTCCGTCTGACTGCGCCACAATATCCATATCTTTTGAATAGCCGTTTCTCCCAAACTGTTCAAACATCATCTGGCTAATCTTTCTAACCCCATTTTCAACGGTGATATTTCGTCTAATTCTGTTCTCTGTTATTTGAGATATTCCACCAGATTGCATTTTGTTTAATTTCTCTATTAACGGTTCTGCCTCATCGTGGGAGCGAATCCATTCATCAAAATCCTCTGTTTGAACTTTGACCGTATTGATTCCTAAATCAACAGCCTTGAGTAGAGCTGATGTAAACTCAGTGATTTCTTTATTTCTTCTAAAAAGTTCAATTAAGCCAGGGATGAACGAATGAAAGCCGATTAGTAATAATTCTTCATGAAACCAATTCTTGGCAATAGCAATGTTTTCATCTGATAAAACAGGCATATCATCATTAATAGTCAATAAACTGGCAAAAGGATTTTTTTCTAACCATGCTTTAATCATTTGTTGAACCTCATCTGATGGCTTTACTGCAAAGGACAAAGTGTCGCCTTCTCTTGTAAAGACATTTTTATTCTCGTTTGCACCAAGTCCAGATTCCATTAGAGTCTCAGATCTAATCCCCTCTTCACCAATTCCAACAGAATAGATAAATGCTTTTCCTGCTTTTGTAACAAACTCTATAGCCAGAGTTATTGGTTGTGAAGCAGGATCATCCTTTAACGCATAAAAATATCTTGAAACTTTAGATTGATTTAAAAAATCTTTATTAGTCACTAATAACTTGATAAAGTCAACACCTTTCAGCATATTGGATTTTCCAGCACCATTGGCACCATATATAGCAGCCATTCTTAGTGTTGGTAACACTCCTGCAGCCATAGTAATATGATTGGGAAGAGACTCCTTTCTCATATTAGGGAACATATCAAATTGAACCTCATCTTCAAAAGACAGGAAATTCTTTAGTATTACTCTGAGTAACATAACGTACAAATTTAAATGATCATAAATGAATAAAGATAGCTTCTAAATGTATCTATTTATTGATTAGGTGCAAATATACAAAAAATATATATGCCGTGAAAATTTCACGCAACTTTATTTGTTATATTTCTCATATCGCCCCCTCATGGTTCTCCCAATGCCTCGACAATCATCGCTACTTGCCGTGGAGTGAAGACACGCTGGTGGGGCGAGTAGCCGATTGCTTTAAGTCGCTCTGTCAAATCTGGGTAAAGATGTATCCATAGGGAGAGTTTCTGCCATGCTGCGCTTGGCGAGAGGTGAGGATTATAAGCCTGTGCCAGTTCTGTACGCCCATAAGCACGGAGTCGGAAAGGCTTTCCTAATTCTTTCAAAGAAGGGGTTGTACGATTGTTGTGGTTGAATAGTTCTTTGTTCATATTTGTTTGATTTATAACGTTGACAGCCTATCAATACTATTAACTCGTCTACTTGTAGACTTGTTTACTCGTTTACCCAATTACTACCTTATCACTTACGGTGCATAAGTGGGTCACTTTTGAGGCGTAAGTGGGTCACTTATGGTTGACAAGTGAATGAGTAACAAATGAATGGTTAATTGTACGGATAACTTGTCTACTCGTCAACTCATCAACTTGTATCACACTACAAAGTTGGCAATTTATGTTCTATTTTGCAAATGGTATTTTTGTCTTACTTGTTTGTGTTGGTAAGATGAAGGTGTAATAAGGCATGATGTTTTTATATACAAAAAGTTGAACTTATAAGCTCCCAGTTATAAGTATTAGACATATTTCTTTGCAAAGGTACATGATATAGGTATATGATATAGTTACAAAATTACGTAAATTATTTAGGATATTAAAAAAGAAAGTCATATCTTTGCAGCAGAAATAAAGAAATAAACAAACAAACAAATAACATAATAAGGACAATGGGAAAACTTCTTGAGCAACTTAAGAGCTATTTCGAGAATACTCCAACGGAGGTTCTTGAAAAAGAGTGTGCAGAGTGGGACTACCTTAATGAGATAGGTCCTGACGTATTAGAGTATGCTAAATTGGTAAGAGGCTATATTGATACAGAAATGGCTTATAGCAATTCTGACATTTTTTGTGATGATAGAAAATATGATTTTACCGTTTCAACAGAGGATATATCTTCTAATGCGCAATACGGTATGGCTGCATAATATCTATGAATAATAAGGAAGTAGCATTTCGGTTAGTTAATTACAAATTCACTAAGGCAACCTTGAATTTTGATATACCAAAGGATGCAGAGTTTGTAATCGATTTCAAACCATCTGGCAAGTTAAAAGAGATAGAAGGGACTTATGACCTTTCTTTTGATACAATTGTGAAGTGTGAAGAGACTGATACTATCATAGTGGAAGTTTCTTGTATAGCACAGTTTAGTTTCATGGATAGAATTAAGTTTGAGGAGATTCCTGATTTCTTTTATCCAAATAGCCTTGCCATACTTTTCCCTTACATAAGGGCTTTTGTCAGTACTCTTTCACTCCAAGCAAATTCTTTCCGCCCTATGATATTACCAACAGTGAATCTGATGGGGCTTACTGAGGAACTCCGTGACAACACTTCTGTTGTTGAGTAATCCATGAAATCTACAACAATCTATCAGACCCTTGAATATCGTAATAACAATAAGGAAATAGAGGCTAATGGTCCCTATTTCTGTTCTTTACGTGACGCTCAAGGGAATATTAAAACAGGCGTAAAGACTCCTTGGCTTGGGGAAGGTTATTACTTTTGGGACACACGTATAGAAGATGCTGAATGGTGGGGGGAAACTGCATATAAAAGTAAAGGAAAAGGGTATGTCGTTTGTAAAACTTTATACGATGCCCATTCTCCCTTACTTTATGACCTATTAGGCGATTTAGAGGCTTTTGACGAATTTATCAAAATTGCACAAGTAGTCAAGAAACAGTTCAATAAAAAGAATATTCGCTTTGATTTTGTTCTTAAATATTTGAAAGAACATACCGAATTTAATTATAAGGCTATAAGAGCTATGCCTATACAATCTTCTTTTAAAAACACGGATATATGCTTCCCTAAAGCTGGTCTCTATTTAGCACAAATTAGACAAGTTCAGATTTGTTTCTTCGATAAAACTTTACTGCAAGACCCAATTAAAGTTATAGAAACACAAAACTGTGTAACGAATTTTACAATATAGTCCTTTTCCCCCTTTTATCCTTAAAACCATAAGAAACGAAAGAAAGCACTTTCCACACCTCTATAAAAAACGCAAGACCCGAGATGCATCAGAGGTAATCGGGTCTCGAAACTCCTTCTAACTATAGATGAGCAATGTAAAGGTATGGCTTTCCCTTTAATTTTCAAAGTAAGGAGGATTTTATTGTGAATATTATAACAATATTTAAGAGAAAGTAAAGAGATAACAAATCGATAAATTTAGAAGACTTTTCTTTTAATATTGATAAAGATGTCTATACGTGTGCTGGGAAACACGCTCACTACAGACGCAAAGTCAACAGGAACGCAGGCGCTCGGTTCTGTACACAAGGAGGAAGAGGACGAGATGAACTCTGATGATCGTGATTTCATTCTTGATATTCTCAATTATGATATGCGACCTATTTTCTCCTCACTTGGCTTCAATGTGGAAGGTGGCGAGTTCGTCTATGCAAAGAAAGACAAGATTAACCCTGCTCAGCAAATAGACATCGTTCAGAAACTCTCGTCAATGGGGCTTCCGATTGATGACGACTACCTCTATGAAACGTTCTGCGTTGCTAAGCCTGATAACTACAAACAGCTGAAAGAGGAGAAGGAGGTTGCAAAGGCTGCATTCAGAGAGCAACTCGGTATGCAAGGTAATGATGATGACAAAAAGAAGCAAGACAAAAACACTGATAAAACAGCGTTCAAACAGCATTTGAGAAGTTTTTTCGGACTCGCCCCAGACAAAGGGGCGCACTTCTGATTGATACGCTCTATTATGGTGAACATTGCTCTTGCTCTGGTCATAGTCATTTCCACAACGAAAGCCCAGCTATCTCGTTTAATGTTGTGCAGGCTTTTCTACAAAGAATCCATAACAAGCCTGAATTAGCTGAAGGCATTGATTTTAGATTATGGTCGGCTGTCGTTAAAGTTATCAACGAGGCGACTGTGGAGGGACTTTCACAGAGCAATGCTGCAAGTACACATGATGAGGAGTTTTATCGCGCCCTGCGCCATTCTAATGAGGTTTTCGCTGCGTTCAAAGTACATTCGCTGGCTGGAGAGGTCGCGAAGAACCTGCTGGACAGTGACGGTAAACTGAAACCCTTCAGTCAATGGATAGATGATGTAAAGGGAATCACCTCACATTATGTTGGTGCGTGGCTTTGTACGGAGTATGACACTGCTGTTATCCGTGCGCACAACGCTGCAGACTGGCGTGAGTTTGAACGTAACAAGGATATCCTGCCTAACCTACGATGGATGCCGACGACTTCACCAAGTCCTGAAGGGAGTCATCGTAACTATTGGATGGCAAAGCTTACCCTGCCTATTGATGATCCTTTTTGGAACACGCACCACCCTGGCGACCGATGGAACTGTAAGTGCTCACTTGAAGCTACTGATGATCCTGTAAATCGTCCTGCAGATATGGATGCTCCTCTGCCACAAAAAGGACTTGAAAACAACCCGGGTAAAGATGGGCATATATTCAACGACATTCATCCGTATTTCCCAGACAAATGCAGTCAATGCTCTTTTTATAAGCCTGGCATAAAAGGGCGGATTATGACACTCTTCATGAATAGGAAAAAGGATTGTTATAATTGTCCTTATGTAGATGCTGCCATTCCATCTGAACAGAGAGAACAGAGACGAAATGAATATCTTGAATATAAAGATAACCCTTTATACAAAGATGTGGAGTTTGATGCCAAGAGTTCTGGACTTAAAGCGACACATGTTGAACATAGCTTTGATAAGAAAAAAGGATGGTATGAGACAACTGTTCAAGAGGTTGGCTTTCAGAATGGTCATAAAGTAGTTCTGGAAAAGGAGGACCATACAGTGTTATTTAAGAAGAATACAGAAGGAACTTGGGATAATATGTTGTTTGAAATTGCTGGTGCAGAAACGGGTACTTCAAATAACATTAGACAAGCTTTGAAACATTGTGCATCGAAGCCTAATACAGAAGTCGCAGTATTGCTATTCCCAAATGATAATTTTAATTATTCCATCTTTGAAGAAGGATATAATAAATTTTATGGACTGAGAGGAACTTCACAATATCGAAAGTTTAAAGTGATATATTGTCTCAATAATAAGGGAATATTGCTAATAAAAAAACCAGAGTAAACACTCTGGCTGGAATGGAGGACGTGTCCTAATAGGGATTAAACGCTCCCTCCACACCACAAATGTAGATATTTATTTTCATTCCACAAAATAAAAAACGAGGAAAATTATATTATGGATGCAAAAGAAATAGAAAGGCGTATCTCACGTGTAAAAGATGAGATACAAAAGGAGGTGACGGATAGACTTCCTCGAAAGGTCGGTGTCGTGGCTGCAAACCACTTCAAGCAGAACTTCCGAGATGGTGGCTTCACGGATGGAGGAGTTCACCAATGGAAACGTACGAAACGACAGGACGGTAATACGACGGATGCAAAATACTCTCCTCTTACCTCTCGACGCAATCATCTTATGCGTTCAATACAGAGTGAAACATCACCTGGGCAAGTTACAATATCCAATCCTGTGCCTTACGCAGCTGTTCACAATGAAGGCGGTACCATCAATATGCATCCAACTATTACAAAACATATGCGGCGTATGGCGTGGGCTAAGGTGTATGCACTATCAGGCGTGAAAGGCAAAGGGAAACTTCCAAAAGACTTACCTTCTGGAGCTAAGATGTGGAAGGCTCTCGCACTCACGAAAAAGACAAAGCTTAATATCACTGCACGCATTCCACGCCGTCAGTTCATTGGTGATAGCCGTGAGCTGACAGCAAAGATTAACAAGATGCTTGATGAGAGCTTAGAGAAAATTAAAGAACTTGTAAGTAGAGCATAAATATGGAACAGACACTCTGCCAACTGATAGACTTTCTTAAAGAGAAAATGCCGTTGCTTTCAGTAATTGACGAAGACTACGGACAACTTGAAAATATAGAGGACGAGGATACTGATATGTATCCGCTGACGTTCCCTGCAGTACTCATAGAAGAAGCGCAGACTGAATGGAGCGATATAGGACAGCTTGCACAGAAAGGAACTTGTAGGCTTCGCATCCGTCTCATTATAGACTGCTATGATGACACTCATGTAACGAGTGGAACTACACAGGCTGTCAGAGAGCGTAATGAAATGCGCCACCAGTTGCATCAGCTGCTGCAGGGAACCTGTCTTGGCACTGATGCTCCTTTGATACGCAAGTCTTCCAAGTTCTTTACTTGGAAGCACGGAATAAAAGTGTATGAAATGATGTACGAGTGTACAGTGTCAGAAATGGTTAAGGAAACAAGGACGGTTCAGAAACCTTCTTTACGCGTGAAGATGGGCGTGAAGGTGTAACACGAAAGCCTGTAAAGAGCGGTGCTTTCATCTGCTTGCCATCTACTGTTTCGCCACGTTTAATCATATCACGAATGATATGCAGCACACGGCTTTCAGACAGATAAAACTCTTCATTGGAAAGTATGCGGATAGTATCATCGAAACGGAGGCGTCGTTCCTCTGTCCAGTAGAAGTAACGCTCAAATAGCCTTCTGTTGCGTGCTTCTATCAATTTACTATCTCTTCCTTTACTCATATCTGCAAAATTAACAAATAATCATCTTATTTGCAAGTCTTTACACCTTTTTATCTGCTTATTACAAATAAAAACCGCCCAAATGTGTGTTCGTACACACTAATGGGCGATTTTATTCTTAAACAGGAGTTAGTTAATGATTTTTGTCTGTTACAACCTACAGAAGCTTGGTTCTACGCGTTCCCAAACATTGGTCTTTGGATTCTTCTGATAGAAGTAGTAGTTGATAGCGTTCTTCTGAACCACATTCGCCTCCTTGAAAAGCGTCATAATCTCTGAATACTCACTATCGAACTTATCCTCCAACTCATACAGCTTAGAGATGCTCTTGTAGTCCAAGTCGCCAGCCTTATTGCGCTCAAGCAGCGTCATTGCCATCTGATACATTGGATCGTCCGAACCTTTCTCGCTTTGCTTCATATAACGCTTGAGATAGTCGATTAGACGCTCTGCTGCAAGGTCTGCACGCTCGTCGAAGCCTTTCACCTTATTACTTGAGATTTCAAGGCGAAAATCGCCGTCAGTAATCGTGTAGCTTCGCTGGTCGTTCTTGCGAACCTGACCATAATCACGCATCACACTTACGAAGCTTTCAACTTCACCCTGTAACCAGTCGTGGAATCCACGCACGTCAGTCACGATACGTGTTAAGCGTTGCCACACATCGTGCATCATCTCAGCACGTAGCCCCTCGTAGGTCTCACGGCGTTCAATGCGACTCTGCTTTTCTTCGTTCTGTAACTCAGCGAGCAGCCGTGCTCGCTCTTCTTTACTCATGTCTTTAATGTTCATCATATTTATTTATATTTAGTTGATTAGTTTACGAGTTTACCTCTAAACAAGTTAATTGTACTAATAACTTGTCAACCTGTTTACTCGTCTTCTTGTTTACGTTTTCGAATGATTATTCTTAATTTTGTATTTAAGCCGTTGAGTTCATCTATGCCCAGTTCTTTGAATCGCTTACCTGCTATACGTGGGTCTTTACAGAAAGCATCTACACGGTTCCAGTCTGTCGTATCTATGCCGTATATCTGCAGCTGATGAAGAACTCCGCTACGTGCCTTGCGTAGGATATCATACTGCTTACGTCTTCGCTCGTCATACCCTGTAATATCTTCCATCTGTCTACACATAGCATCATACTCTTTATCTAACATCTGATGAAGGTGTACTGTTCTGTTTTGTGTGAACTGATAGACCAGCGTTTCCTTATCAGCACCAGGCATCTTCTTTAACAGGGTATAAAACCTTGCGTAGTTCCTGTTCGCCCCCATAGCTTTTCCTCCTTCCAATCTTTATATGCTTTACGACCAGAAGCTACTGCCTCTGTAAGATCATCGCTAAGGTCACTTTGACCGAACAATGGTATGCCGTGTACGCTCACATATAGCTCACCATTAAATTCCATTACTTGTACGGCTTCACGTGCCTCTGCATCAAGCCGTGCCTGTCGTTTAGTTTCTATACGATCAGCACGCTGTTCGTGCCATACTTGCAATCTGCGTTTGATTTTGTCTAAAAATGTAGTCATATCTTCTATTGCTTTTGAATATAATATATTTGAATAGTCTTTTTATTTCGTTTAATGTGTAACTCTGTCTGACCACCCTCTATCATAAGGTAGGACGTGATTCTACTTCTTACCGTTATGTCTCTACGATCATAGAGTTTATAGATAAACCAATCAACAAAGTCTTTCAACTCCCTCCATCCATTCTCGCTGTTTTCTATTCCTCGCAAAGAGTAGCCTTGATTGATAGCTCTTTGCAGTTTTAACAGCCATTCAGGCTTATCGGTTGGTGTTATCGAATGTGATAGTAACCTTTCCATAGTTGTTTATTCTGAAGCCTTCCACTCAACTCTAATCACTGCATCAAGCTTACCACTGCCTCTACAGATTGGGCACTCTTTCTTATACCGCTCTTGCCAATCATCCTCCAGCCAGCGATATCCGTTTCCTTGACAGTAGGGGCAAATGTGCCCTTGACTCTCGACTTGGTCTGTCATCTTACCACCTGGACTCATCAAACCAGGACTAATCTCAATAAATCGTTTCTCCTTACTCATAATTTTATTGTAACTCTAATTGAACATTAAAATGATACTCCCTGCACAGCCGTTTCACCTGTACTACATCGAACGGCTCTCTATCAAAAGCGAAGAAGATTGTGCGTTCTCGTGTAAGTACTCTCACTCCTTTCTTCCGTAGCTTGTACAATAGGTTGTCTCGCTTGTTTGCCATAGCCTTTACTCTTTTGTTTCGCCCCAGTATATATCTGCTCGCTCTTTCCATATCGTGTAATAGCCAAGATTGCCAAAGTAGCGTCCTTTACTGATAGCTCTGTAACCTTCCACCCATATCTTCAATGCTGCATCAAACATAACACTCGCAGCTGTACGACCTGACGGCTTGTTTCCTTCTGCCTGACTGATGAAGATAAGAAGTTTATCACGATGCTGTGCCTTAAACTTCTGATACTCCTTAAAGCTCATCTGTGTGTATTGAAAACTATCAATAACTACGATATCTGGACTTTTACGCTTCTTGAGACGTGCATCAAGATCTTCCATACTCTCACTGATGAGGATAAACCGCCGTGCAACGTCTTGCATACCTGCTTTCATAAGCGTATTCTTCATCGTCAGAGAGAAACCCTCCTCTAAGGAGTTATAAGCAACCTTTCCATACTTAGCTAACTCTTTACAGAGCTTCATTGTAAAGCTGGTCTTACCGCTTCCGCTTCGTCCCCAGATAAACCATACGCCTCCTCGCTCTGGTGCTCCGAAGGCATCTGCCCATTCCCCTTCAAATGGATAGGTTTCTTTCTTCATACGTAGCATATCGGTTACTGACATTGCTCTATTCATCACCTTCAGTTTTATGGTTTGAATTTTGTTTGGTACTCAAACACTGTTTTACCACTGTTTGAACTCCCCTCCCTTCGGAGGGGCTGGGAGAGGCTTTAGCCATCAATTTAACTCTATGAATACTCTTTTTCACACGTCGTAGGTCAAACTCGTATTCTTCAGAATCTCTCACAACTTCTGATATATGTGCTTTATCCGTTACGCCATTTGCCATACAAACCGCATAGACATCGTGAGCACCTGTACGTTCAAGCTCAAAGAATTTGCGACCGATACGTGAATGTATCTCGTTGTATCCACACTTGTTGTAACGCAGCCCCATTGTCATACGACGCTTGATATAGCTTGTAGAGAAGAAGACGATACCACACTTATCCTCTAATCTATTGTACAAGTCGATGAAGTAATGAAAAACACGCTCTGGCAACTTGTCCGCCTCGTCAAAAAGAAGCAGCGGTGCTTTCATCTGAATAAGATCATCAATGATGCGATCGAGCAGCTCTCTAACGCTGTAACCTTCTGTCTTCTGACCGATACGGCGTGCAATCTCACGAATAAAATCGCTCTTCTTCATATCTTCTGAACAGAGAATATAAAACACCTCGCCATGCTCACTTACATACAGCTTAGCTGTGGTTGTCTTTCCGCAGCCTGCTTCACCAACTACCCACGTAACGTTCTTGACTGTTTGAGCATCGTTCATAGCGAACACCATTTCCTGATAGGCTTTTGTTTCCACCACCTGCCAGTCTGTTCCTGCCGTGGTTCCTAACTGCGATGCAAGGTTGCGCCACATATCATCAGATATATTTTCCCATTTACCCTGCAAGATGCTGCTCACAGTTGCGCTACTTGTTCCTGTAAGGCTCTGTGCTGCCTTATTCTGACTTGGATACTTGCTGACGTATTGTCTCAAGCTCTCCTGTATCTGTCCTTTTTCGTTCTTTGTTAGTTTCATATTGTTGTTCTTTTTATTAATTGTTCTTGGTTCAGTGAGGCATTGCCTCGCTGCTTATAATTACCTTATCACTTTCAGTGCATAAGTGACCCACTTTTGATGCGTAAGAGAATGACTTATCATCGGTTTCTTTATAGCTTTCCTGCCGTTGCTGCCATATCAACCACTGCCGTCTCGACCTCCGCCCAGTCCTCAAGGCTCACTTGCTTCGTCTTCCGTCCTATCTTATACTCTTCTGGAGACTTGCTATAGATGCCAGTACGACGTTCAATCTGTCGGCGTTCAGCTGCTGTCATTCCCTTAGGCTTTGGACTACGCAGACCGTGCTGCTCTGGCATTATACCATGAGCCTTTTCAATCTCACGTCCTGCAACTGTTCGCTCAATGCGGTCAGTGGTATTGGCTGCCTGTTCCTGTCTGATGAACGCAGCTTCGCCTTCTGTCTGCTCTTGTATCGCACGATGGATAACAACGTAAGGTTCTGCTACTCGTTCAAATCGCAGACTGCCATCAGCTTCTTTCTTATAGAGCCGAACGCTTCCGAAGTCGTAAGGATCATACTTAACAACAAACCGCTCGTAAGTGTGCTGCCTGCGCCACTCATGGTCTGGTACACCTGGCTGGCTCATCACTTCGTATTGTCGCTTCTCCTTCTTAATGGTTACACTGATACCCTGGTCGGTGAAGGTACTCATACGCTTAGCCGTTACCCAGAACATATCCACCATATCGTGTGCCGTAACCTGCTGCGTTTCCTCATTCACGCTGCTGTCGTAGGCTTCCTGTCTACTCTTGCCGTATGTAGGGTGCGCCATTTCGTTCCACTCCTTAGTAGCTTTTGCGTAAGCATCTTTCAGTTCCTCAAGCGTATAGAGTGAGTCTTTATTCTCCTCAATAAATTCAAGGTTCGGACGGCTCGACATCTTCTTTGCCGTAATGTTCTGACCTGTGAATCGCCAATCCTTGTGCAGCACCTGTTGTTGGAACCGACCGAACACCGCCTCAATGGTCTTTGACTCACCGTTATAAGGTTGCGTGGTCCTATGCACGTGGCAAAGCTTCTTAAACAGTCCGTCAGCATCCAGTTTCTTATGTCCGCCTTGGTTATCGTGAACAATCTCGTAGGGCTTGTGCTTGCTTGTCTGAATTGCCATGCGATATGCGTGGTATTGTGCTTCGTAGTCCTCTGTATCGCTGATATGCCAACCAAGCATCACCTCACTCATCGCATCAATGACGACATAGACCTGTGTGGTGCGCACCTTGCCGTTCTCGTCCTGATAGTAGAGGTTAAGCTTTGTACCGTCACCATACCACAGCGCATCACGCTTCGTTGGCAATGCCGTACGGTGCTTACGTCCGAACTTCTGTCGTGCTGCCTGCTCACCATGTACAGCATCATACCATAGTGGCATAATCGCAGCACTGTTCAGCCAACGTTTCATACCGCTAAGGCTTTTCAGTGGCTTCCAGCCGTTTGCTTCCGCCTGGCGGTTTGCCTCTTCAAAGAGCTGCGCATCGGTGTAGACAGGAACCCTGCAACGTTTCAGTGCGATGAGTAGCTGTCCGAACTCGTCTGTTATCTTCTGTGTGTTCTTATTTCCGACCTTACCGCTGATAAGGCTCTTGTAGCCATCTGCCTTGAAAGCCTTAATCTTTGCTTTCAGTCGTGCTTCATTTTGTGGAAGGGTATGCTGATACTCTTTGCGCATAGTTTCAGAACTCTGATAGATTACCTCCCAAGCTCCTGCAGTGCTGCCGTTCAAACTCTGACGAATTGCTCTACGCTGTGCCATCATCTTCAACAGCTCTTTCAGAACACTCGCATTAATGGTGTACTCTTCAATGAGCTTCTCTGTAAGATGTTCCTGCTTGCCGTTCTTCTCGTAGGTGAAGTTTTCAAAGAACTCACGTGCCTCGCTGTCAAGCCGTATGCGGTCACGCATCATCGCTTCCTTCATTCGCTGCTCTGGATCACCGTATCGTTCCATATACCGAGCCTTGTATTTCTGAGGAATGGAACTCCATGCGTAGAGTGCCTGACCGCCCTCGCCACCTCCACGGTGTACGCTGACAATATTTCCACGGCTCATGTTCTGACGTAATGTAGCAGCTTTAATAACTGCATCACCACCTCCAGTCAGTTCCGCGTAGGTTACGCACAATATCTTGTTGAAGTATTCCATCCCAAATATAGTTATAAGCTCATAGCCATCAATTCAACTTCATTCTGTAACTCCATGAAAGCAGGTATGTTCATATCCTGCTCTCGACGTGTCTCAACTCCGTCAACAAACACACTTACACTACCATCCTTGCGGTCGAAAACCAACTTCACTCGCTCACCGAAGGTCTGTGTCATTGTCTGTTCTGCTTCCTCGTGAGTAGTTTCAACCTCTGCCTGCTTCCAATTAGGAGTTCCGTTCAGCTGTGTCAGTGCAGTGAAGCGAATCTTCCTTGCAAGCTCGCTATCACTTTTGAAGTTCAGAGCCTTCCATACCATTACTGTGGTGCAGTTAAAGACTTCACACAAGTGAGTTTTACCTTTCTTACTTACATAGATTTGTTTTTCCATAATTCCTTTCTTATAATGTTAATTTTGTAGGCGGTGGGGAATCGAACCCCAATCGCTCCGATGCTTTTAATTCCGTGTCCGCTACCATTCGGACGTAGCCGCCTTTTTGCTATCTACAATCTACAACCTTTATTTATCTCATGTCTTCTAAGAGCCGCAAAAACCATATTCCTAATCGAAAGGCATGCCCAAAACGCCTCGTCAGTAAAAGTAGCATCAACGCTCTCCCCTGCATAACGCATGTCACTGATTACCTCGCTGAGTGCTCCATGCAGCATATCTAACTTCTCATTACTAACTTTGTCGAAAAGATTCCCTTCCATATTCTCTTATCTAAAATTTGCAAATCACGCCCCTTTTTTGTATCTTTGGACGCTGTTAATAAACTTAACACGCTGCAAAGATAAACACTTTGCATAAACAAAACAAATATTTAGGCAATTATTTTACGCAAAATGTTTAATTATGGAGAAAAAGGATAGACTTTTAAAGCTTATAGAACACTATTCTGACGGAAATAAGTCAGAATTTGCTCGTATAATAGGCGTATCTCCACAGGCTGTTAATACATGGATTAGCCGGAATACCTTTGACATTGATATTGTTTATGCAAAATGCGTAAACATTTCTCCAGAGTGGCTCCTCACAGGCCAAGGTCCCATGCTCAAACCCACAACAGAAGAGTCACAAGTAAAGGTGAAGCCTATACACCAACCTCGCAGCATAGAGAAAAAAGAAGATACGCAAGTAGTATATCTCTATGACTTTGAAGCTACTGCAGGACTGAAGGCCCTCTTTGACAACAACAAGCAGAATATCATTGATACTATTAAGATTCCTAATTTACCCAAGTGTGATGGTGCTATTCGTATTGTTGGTGATTCTATGTATCCCTTGCTCAAGTCTGGCGATATTATACTGTATAAGCAGCAGTCAACCGATATGAATAATCTACTCTATGGAGAAATGTACCTGCTTTCTTATGATATTGATGGAGAAGACTATATTGTGGTAAAATACATCCGCAAGTCTGATAAGGGCGAACCATTCGTAACGCTCGGCTCAGAGAATCCTGCTTATGCAGCAAGGGATATCGACTTTCGCCGTATTACTGCTCTTGCCCTCGTCAAGGCATCTGTACGCATTAACTGTATCATTTGATAAACATATATACTATGATAGACCCGGAGAAGACTGAACTTGAAGAGTTCTTGAAAGAATATGCCAGAGTACGCTGTAATGCAGTGTTCTTTGTAGAAAACTATTGGAACAAGTTACATCCTGACAAGCCTGTTATATTGACAGATGACGAGAAACAGCAGTTATACGATAGGTATAGAATGGTTCCACTGGTTCATGATATCACAGCCTATACAAAACGCTTGGAAGAACTGCGTGCAAAGGGCTACAAAGATTGGGAGATTGATGCATAACTATTTTCAATTATAATACGTCTAATAACTTAAGTTTATATTATATGAAAGAGAAAAAGAAATGGAGTGAGAGGACTCCACAAGAGAGGAAAAAGGCAAAGCTTAATCTTTCTATATTAGCGGTTATTGGCTTAATCGTAATATCAGTATTAATTGCAGGTGCATTTAGCGATTCGCCAGAACCACAAGAGAAGAAAGAACCTGTGGCTGTTGTTCACAATGATGTATTAGATGCTTCAGTACGCCAGGTAAAACAGTTCTTAAAAAAGAATCTGAACGATCCTGAAAGCTATGATGGTGTTGAATGGAGTCCAGTATCACAGAACCCACACACTAAATGGTTCATAGTACGTCATAAATACCGTGCAAAGAATCAATATGGTGCAACACAGATCTACAACCAAATCTTTACACTTGACAGCCTGGGCACAGTTATAAGCATTTCTGATGTTGAATAAGGTGCACGATAAGGCGCAAAAGTGAGCACGCACACACTTTTGTTGGGTGTAATACATCAAAATTAGCCTAAAAGCCTTGAAAATAAAGGAAATTCGACAATATGTCTATTAACGAGATATGATATTATACCCCTCCTTATACGGAATAAATGGGGGGGGTAAATGATTAAAAATAGGGTCTATCCGCTTTTTTTCGTCTTTATTAGGGGGGTGAATGTGGTCAAAAACATAAAAAAAGTGTCACCCCTAATGTCACCCCTCTTTACACATTTCGTTTTACACTGTCACTCCAATCGTCACCCCTAATGTCACTCCAAAGCCATTTTTTACCTTAAAAACACACCTTTACAACCCAATAAAATAAAGAAAACGGCTTTCAACCGTTCAGAAACGTATTGAAATCCGTTCAACTATCGTTCAATCAGCGTTTTAGCTGTTTATACATACCCTTATTTTATCACCTTTGAGCGTATAAGCTCACCAGCCCTGATACAAGCCTTTTTGTTCAGTACAACCCCTCCCTTGCTCAGTCCTACACGCTCCAGCGAGCTTTGCTTAATACCAATCTCCTCAGCCGTCAAAACGCTGTAAATCGCAGGAATTGAGCCAAAGTAATAATTCTTCCTCCCTTTCATCAATTGTACGTGTATTACCTTTGTCATAGTTATCTCTTTTTGTTTGCAAATATACAAAATAGTTACTATATACGATATTTTAATCATATAATATTTTACTAAATGCGTAAAATAAAAGGTAAGCTGTAAATAACCTACCTCATCAATTTATACATAAAACAACCCTGTCAAAGCTATTTGCTTCGCCTTTGTCGCCGTCAATACTCCTTACACTATTAAGTACACATATTCAGGCTTAAAACGTCCCAAATCGCCCCATTTACCCTCCTATGTAACATTTTTCTCTCAAACACCATTCAAACGCTCATCGAATGTAACGCAAATGTAACACGATTGTAACATTTCGTTTTGCACCTCATTCATCCTCTAATATTCCGTAACTCTCTGATAAACAAACAATCTAATCACGTCCACCCAAACATCGTATTTACACATTTCGTTTTACCCCCCTTAATATTATCATATTATATGACTCTGATGAGACGGGAATAAGAGAAGCCAAACAACAAACAAATGCACTCATTCAATATAAGGTTTTGAGCTTGACCTTACCATTGCAAGGGATTAAGTCGGAGAAAGATATATCTGACTTCTTTGCCTTGGGAAATAACTCGAATGACTTGAAAGTTCTCCTTTCTGATATGTTTACCAATATGTATTCACAGACAATGATGATATTAAAATCTTGTGAAATCGACTACGATAATCCACCTGATGCTTCAAAATCAGTTGTGGCAGTCAATGGTGTTCCACTCGGAACACAGGATAATCTGTTTTGTATCACAGGTGGAGAAGGAACAGGTAAGAGCAACTATATTTCTGGAATCCTTTCAGGCACACTTGGTTCGGAACGATTACAAGCTGAACAGACATTGGGATTAGAGATAACTGCTAACCCCAAAGGATTAGCGGTACTCCACTATGATACGGAGCAGTCTGAAGCACAGCTGCACAAGAACCTGGGAAAGACACTTCGTCGGGCAGGAGTAAAGGCAGTGCCAGAGTTCTACCATTCACTCTACTTGGCATCACTATCCCGCAAAGACAGGCTAAAAATCATTCGTGAGAGTATGGACTTGTTCTATCACAAGCATGGTGGTATCCATATTGTGGTAATTGACGGTATTGCTGACTTGATACGCTCAGCCAACGATGAAACGGAAAGTATAGCTATTGTAGATGAACTGTACCGATTGGCAGGCATATACAATACCTGTATTGTTTGTGTGCTTCACTTTGTGCCTAATGGCATAAAATTGCGTGGACATATTGGTTCGGAACTTCAACGCAAGGCGGCGGGCATTCTCTCTATAGAAAAGGACGACAATCCTGAATATTCTGTCGTCAAGGCATTGAAAGTCCGTGACGGAAGCCCATTAGATGTTCCAATGATGCTCTTTGGCTGGGATAAAACTGAAGACATGCACGTCTATCGTGGCGAGAAATCGAAGGAAGATAAGGAAAAGCGTAAGACCGATGAACTCTTGCTTGTCATCAAATCTGCATTTCGGACCAAACTAAGGCTTTCATACCAGGAACTTTGTGAGGTGCTGATGCGTGAAATGGAGATCAAAGACCGAACTGCAAAAAAGTACATTGCATATATGAAAGAGCAGCGCATATTGACGCAAGATACAAGTGGAAACTATCAAAAAGGAGAACTATGCCATACTTAAACGATACTTCAGAAACAGATTGGTGCAAACAATTGTTTGATAAACTAAGAACTGTCGAGAATAAGCTCGACCAGCTACTTGTCCTGCAAGAGCAATCCGTCGATACAACTGTCCGTCCACCTTTGAAACCGGAATATCTGGATATCATAGATGTTTCTAGAATCTTGAAAGTTGAGCAAAAGACTATCTATAACTGGGTTTGGGCAGGTAAGATCCCATTTCTCAAAGCTAATGGTAGGCTGCTGTTTCTTCGTGAAGAGATTGATAGTATACTGCGTAAGCGAGAGTGTAGGTAAATTCTCTCAAAAATTAGATTCTTTCAATATCCTTCTATTGTTCACTATTATTGAACAAAATTAATTTATTGAACAAAATATTTGGCGTCTTCGTGTTTGTTCATTATCTTTGCAGTGTTCAATATTGTTGAACAAGTAATAAAGAATGAACAAGTATGGGAGAAGTACATATTATAGAACAGGCAGTAAGTGCAATGAAGCAACAATGGGGAGAAAGTGGACTCAATATCACCTATGATTTAACTCCACAAAGTAATCCTATACTTAAGGGACGAGTTAACATTATAGGAATAGACTTTCCTTGTCTTGTAGAAAACGAGGTGAATATTATCAACATTGGCCGCATTCAGGATTTGATAAAGGGGTGTGCTGAACTACAAAAGATACCTATTTTGCTTATAGCACGATATGTTCAACCAGGTGTTTATAACATTTTACGAACGGCAGGCATTAATTTTGTAGATACTGTTGGTAACTATCAAATCCTATATACAAAAGGTAAGAAGTTGATTTTTCAACTTTCTCACACAGGTGAAAAAGCACCTATAGCGCTTAACAAGGCTTATCCAATCTTTCAAGAAGCAGGCTTAAAAGTTATTTTTTATTTATTGCAAGATGTAGACAATGTGGGTAAAACTTTTAGGGAAATCAAAGAACAGTGCGACGTTTCGTTAGGTACTATAAAAAATGTACTTGATGAATTAGAAGCTCGAAAGTTTGTATTGACTACTAAAAGAAAGCGTATACTGAAAGATAAACGCAGGTTGCTTGATCTATGGGTGGAAAACTATCATCATGTTCTTAAGCCAAAACTTTTGGTGAAGCATTTTGCCTTTCGAGATGAACAGTCTAAAGCACAATGGGATAAAATAGTGTTGCCCGAAGGAATATGCTGGGGTGGAGAGTGTGCTGCTTATCAAGTAAACGGATATTTAACTCCACAAAAGTTTGAAATATATACCGATGTAGCTTGGGGTAATCTGATGAAAACAGGTGCCATGCGTGCTACAGAAGGAGAAATTACAATGTATCAGAAGTTTTGGAAAGGCAGTACAATGCCAATAATTCTTATTTATGCAGACTTATTAGGTGATGGCAATAGTCGTTCGATAGAAGCTGCAAATAAAATATTGAATGATGAGCTTTCAAATTTCAAGTAA